TTGGGCAAAGACACGCCTGAGATGAAAGAGAGTGCGGCCAACGTTGAGGACGACATGAACAACGAGTTGACCGAGGTCATGACTGAGTACCGCTCTGAGCATGAGCGCATGCTGTGGTCACTGCCAGCTACGGGCTCTGCGTTTAAGAAGGTCTACTATGATCCCAATTTGGGACGTCAGGTCTCAATGTTTGTGCCAGCGGAAGACATGCTGCTGCCATACGGCGCGACAGATCTGGACACTTGCCACCGCGTCACGCACGTCATGCGTAAGACCAAGAATGAGATCATCAAGCTTCAGCAAGCTGGGTTCTACCTAGACATCGACCTGCCTGATGCGCCTAAAGACCGCACTGACATTCAGAAAGCCAAGGATAAAGAAACAGGCTTTAACGATCTGAACGACGACCGCTACACCATCTATGAGTGCCATGTAGATTTGAACCTTGAGGGTTACGAGGATATGGTTGAGGGTGACGATGGTGAAGAAGAGTCCGGCATCATGTTGCCGTACGTGGTCACTATTCTTAAGGGTTCAAATGACATTCTGTCAATACGCCGCAACTGGAATGAAGAAGATGACTTACGCCTCAAACGCCAGCACTTTGTACACTACCAATATATCCCCGGATTCGGAGCTTATGGTTTTGGACTCTTCCACCTCATCGGTGGTTTTGCCAAGTCAGCCACTAGCCTTATGCGTCAACTGGTCGACGCAGGAACGTTATCTAATCTTCCGGGCGGTCTCAAATCCAGAGGGCTTCGGATTAAAGGTGATGACACGCCGATTGCCCCGGGAGAGTGGAGAGACGTCGACGTAGCCTCTGGCAACATCCGCGACAGCATACTGCCGCTCCCGTACAAGGAGCCAAGCGCAACGTTGTTCAACTTGATGCAGACCATCGTGGATGAAGGCCGCCGGTTTGCCGCAACAGCCGACATGAAAGTGTCTGACATGTCTGCGCAGGCTCCTGTGGGAACTACGCTGGCTCTGTTGGAGAGACAACTCAAGGTGATGACTGCGGTGCAGGCTCGTGTGCACTTTGCGTTGAAGCAAGAGTTCAAGCTCTTAAAGAACATCATCCGCGACTACACCGACGCTGACTACACATACACGCCTGAGTACGGCAGCCGCAAAGCGAAGAAGACGGACTATGACAAGGTGGACATCATCCCCGTGTCAGATCCCAACGCAGCTACCATGAGCCAGCGAGTGATCCAGTACCAAGCTGTGATCCAGATGGCGCAGATGGCTCCGGACATTTACAACTTGCCAGAACTTCATCGCGGCATGCTTAACGTCTTGGGTATCAAGAACGCTGAGAAGCTTGTGCCGATTGAAGAAGACATGCGGCCAATTGATCCAGTGCAAGAAAATCAGAACGCGCTCAAGGGCACGCCGCTCAAAGCGTTCTTGCATCAAGACCACGCATCGCACATTCAAGTGCACATGATGATTTTGCAAGACCCGATGATCCAGCAGTACATTGGGCAGAACCCACAAGCGCAAAAAATCGTTGGTGCGATTACAGCCCACGTTGCTGAGCACGTTGGTTACCAGATGCGTCAGAAAATTGAGCAGCAACTTGGTATGCCGCTGCCACCCGAAGACGAGAAGTTACCACCGCAGATCGAGATTGCCTTGTCAGGCATGATGGCTCAGGCTGCTCAGCAGGTTCTCATGCAGGATCAGGCCAAAGCCGCACAGATGCAGGCACAGCAACAAGCGCAAGACCCCGTCTTGCAGTTGCAGATGCAGGAACTCCAACTCAAACAACAAGAGTTAGAACTCAAAAAACAAAAGATGATGATGGACGCTGCGTCCAAATCCGATGCCCAAGATTTGAAAGAACAAGAAGTCAAAGGAAAACTGGAGTTGGAAGCTTTACGCACAGGTGCGCAAATCAAAGAAAGCCAAGCCAAACAACAGTTTGAACAAGAACGTGCCGGTATCCAGATGGGTTCCGACATCGCAAAGAGTAAAGCCCAGATGGATTTACAAGCGCGAACTGCTGCGCTTCAAAATAGCAGGAACCAAGGTTCTAGAAAATGATCCAAGACTTCGCAAACGTATTGCGCAACCAAATACGTACTGACATGAACAACTACGCCGACGACATCGCCGGTGGAGCATGTCGCAATTTTGAGGAATACCAAAAACTCTGCGGGATTATTTCAGGTCTAGCTCTCGCAGAGCGTTATGTTCTTGACCTGCTTAAGAAAGTTGAAGACTCACATGATCGGAACTGAATCAGGATTGATCTTGCCCCCCGGTATTTCGTTGCCGCCACACATCCAGCCAGTCGAACAGCCTGACGAAGATGATGATAACGATACAAAAGCAGGCGCACTGCCAGTCCCCACAGGCTGGAAATTGCTCTGCGTAGTCCCTGAAGTCGAACAAAAGATTGCAGGAACATCACTGGATCTCGTGAGAGATACAGCCACTATGCGTCAAGAAGAACACGCCACCACGGTGTTGTTTGTATTGCGCGTAGGCCCCGATGCGTACAAAGACACCGCCAAGTTTCCTAACGGAGCATGGTGTAAAGAGGGCGACTTCGTGTTAGTACGTACTTACTCCGGTACAAGATTCAAGATCTTTGGCAAGGAGTTCCGTCTCATCAACGATGACCAAGTTGATGCTGTTGTGCTAGACCCTCGCGGCTTGACCCGCGCTTGAAAGGAAGACCATGAACGAACCCTACAAGTTCCCCGACGAAATTGAAGACAAAAAGACGGCTGACGTTGAGTTTGAGATTGAAGGCGCAGATGAAGTAGAAATTGAAATTGAAGACGACACGCCTGAGCGTGACAGAGGCCGCAAGCCCCTAGACCGTGAAGTGCTTGATCCAACCGACGAAGAGATTGAGTCTTACTCTGACAAAGTCAAAGGACGCATTAAAGAGCTGACCCACGCCCGTCATGACGAGCGCCGTGTCAAAGAAGCCACGATGCGTGAGAAACAAGAGCTGGAGCGTCTAGCACAGCAGTTGATTGAGGAGAACAAACGCCTCAAGCAGAATGTCTACACAGGACAGGAAGCCATCATTGAAGGTGCCAAAGGCAAGGCTGAGTCAGACTTGAAAGATGCTCGTGCCAAGCTTAAGGCTGCGCAGGAATCTTTTGATACCGATGCCATCATTGCCGCGCAAGAAGAAGTGATGGATGCCAAGATTCGTGCAGAACAAGTAAAAAATTATCGTCCTACCCCTTTACAGGAAGAAAATTTTGATGTACAAACACCACAAGCCCAACCTTCAAGGGCTGAACCGGACGAAAAAACTCTGCGCTGGCAGGCAAAAAACCAGTGGTTCGGACAGCAAGGGTTTGAAGAATACACCAGCTACGCACTAGGGCTGCACCAAAAGCTAGTCACAAACGGAGTGGATCCCCGCTCTGCTGAATACTTCGAGCAAATTGACGCTCGCATGAAGTCATCGTTTCCTGATTTATTTGGGCAAGCGAATGACAAGCCAAGGTCTGGTGAGGTTCAAAAGAAACCTACAACAGTGGTGGCCTCTGTATCTCGTTCTACGAGTGCAGGAAAAATTAAGCTAACTCAAACGCAAGTAGCGTTGGCTAAAAAATTTGGTTTAACCCCGCAGCAATATGCTGCACAAGTAGCGAAACTGGAGAACTGAAATGGCTGAAACAATTGACCGCAAAAATCGTGATCTAACGACACGCGAAAAATCTGCTCGTGCTGTATACGTACCGCCGACAAACTTGCCTGATCCAACGCCTGAACCGGGCTATGTGTATCGCTGGGTAGCGACTCACATTCTGGGACAAGCGGAAGTAACTAACGTGTCGCGCAAAATGCGTGAAGGTTGGGTACCGGTGAAGGCAGACGACCATCCAGAATTGATGCTGGTGGGCAATGAAAAGACTGGGAACGTGGAAATTGGTGGCCTCATGCTCTGCAAGATGCCTGCCGAAAAAGCTAAAGCCCGGGATGAGTACTATGACCAGCAAGCTCAAAACCAGATGGAGTCAGTTGACAATAACTTCATGCGACAAAATGATCCGCGCATGCCGTTGTTTGCCGAACGAAAGTCGTCATCAACGCGTGGTGGATTTGGTTCTGGTTCTAAATAAACATAGGAGTCCTTAAATGGCATCTACCGCAACACCCTACGGCTTCCGTGCCGTAAACGAGTTGGGTGGCCTACCATACGCTGGTAGCACTCGACAATTTCTAATCAACCCTGCTGGTTACAACACGAACATCTTTAATGGTTCACTCGTGTATGTAAATTCTTCAGGTTACTTGCAAATCGTGACTACCACTGGTGCAGACGACAACACTGCCGGCTTCCCAACTGGTGCAGGTACGGCTACTAACTCAGGCGCTATTGGCGTTTTTGTTGGTTGCTCCTACACAAATGCACAAGGCCAGATCATTTACTCACAGTACTACCCTGCCAACACAGCTTCTGTGCAAGGCTCTGCTATTACTGCGTACGTAATTGATGACGACCGCGCTGTGTTCCAAGTCCAAGCCAACAACACAATGGCTCAGACAACATTGGGCACAAACGTGTTCTTGGCTGCTGCTCAAAGCACTAGCACAGGTTCTACAACTACTGGTAACTCTACAACTGCTGTCTCTGCTTCTAGCACTGCGGCTACTGCGGCGTTCCGTGTTGTTGGATTTGCGGACGTTCCCGGATTCTCAACTGTGGGTGATGCCTACACTGACATCTTGGTCAAGTTCAATCCCGGCTATCACAGCTATACCACCGCCGTCGGCCTGTAAGGAGTAAACTACTATGGCAATTTCACGCGCACAACTACTTAAAGAGTTGCTCCCCGGTCTGAACGCTTTGTTCGGTATGGAATACGCTCGCTACGGCGAAGAGCACAAAGAAATCTACGAAACAGAGAAATCTGAGCGTAGCTTTGAAGAAGAGACAAAGCTTGCTGGCTTTGGCTCTGCTCCCGTCAAGAACGAGGGTCAAGCCATTGCGTATGACAACGCACAGGAAGCCTTCACAGCACGTTACAACCACGAGACTATCGCCCTTGGTTTCTCCATCACGGAAGAAGCTGTGGAAGATAACTTGTACGACAGCTTGTCTGCTCGTTACACGAAGTCTTTGGCCCGTGCCATGTCTTACACCAAGCAAGTTAAAGCTGCATCCGTTATCAACAACGGTTTCAACGGCGCATACTTGGGCGGTGACGGCGTAACTTTGTTCGGTAACAACAGCTCTAGCGCTCGCGTTGGTCACCCCCTCGTTAACGGTGGTGTGAACTACAACAGCCCAACAGTTGGTGTTGACTTGAACGAAACTTCATTGGAAAACGCTGTGATTCAGATCGCTGCGTGGACTGATGAACGCGGTCTGTTGATCGCCGCCAAGCCCCGTAAGATGATTGTTCCCCCATCACTGATGTTCGTTGCTAAGCGTTTGCTTGACACTGAACTGCGTGTTTCTACTGCTGACAACGATATCAACGCGTTGAAGCAGATGGGCGCAATCCCTGAAGGTTACACAGTTAACCACTACCTGACCGACACAAACGGCTGGTATTTGATTACTGATGTGCCTAACGGCATGAAGCACTTCGAGCGTATTGCCTTACAAAATTCCATGGATGGGGATTTCGATACAGGGAACGTTCGCTACAAAGCACGTGAGCGTTACTCTTTTGGATGGTCAGATCCTTTGGGTATGTGGGGTTCAGCAGGCGCTTAATAGCTACTGCTCCTCTGAAAAGCCACCTTCGGGTGGCTTTTTTATTTTCTATTGCTTTTGTTTTTCACTGTGCTACAATTACTCGTATCGTAACAAGGAGATACTATGGAGCACCCAAAAACCCGTGCCGAAGCCAAAGCAACAGGCGCAAATTTTTACTTTACTGGAGAGCCTTGTGTGCGAGGGCATGTGGCCCTACGCAAAACAAAAGGTGCTTGCGTTGATTGCATGAAAGAAGACTGGGCAGTTGATAACGAGAAGCGTAAAAGCAAACCAAAGTCCGATGCCGCTAAAGCCGCAGGCAAACGTTACTACGAACGCAACAAGGAGGCCGTAATTGCTAGAGCTGCTGCACGTCCCGTAGAAGAAAAACGACGTCTACAAGCGCAGTACAAAGACCGAAATGTGGATGTTGTGCGTGCGGACACCAGCGTGCGCAAACGCAGACACCGCGAAGCTACACCTAAGTGGTTGACGCAGGAGCAGCGCATGTCCATGCGGCAGTTGTATATCCAAGCAAGAAAGATGACAGAAGTCACAGGCGAACGGTACGTCGTTGACCATATCGTGCCTTTGCGCTCTCATGAGGTCTGCGGCCTTCATGTGCCGTGGAATCTGCGCGTTATTACGCAAGAAGAAAATTTAAAGAAGTCCAATAAACTTGTTGCACACTCCGAAACACCGTGATATAAACACAGTAATCCGGGCTTATCCGGTGTTCTGACAGTCCCGGCTGACGACATGCAGACAGAACACCCCAACTTGCATGTAAGGAAAAATCATGGCACGCACAACATTTCAAGGCCCAGTTCGTTCATTGGGCGGTATTTATCAACAAGGCCCAGCGACTGTCGTTGACATCACGGCAAGCACCACATTAAGCCCCGAAGCTCATGGTGGTCGCATTATTGCTGTTGGCGGTTCTTTGGCAGCAGCAGTCACTTTGACTTTGCCAACAATCAACACATCGGCTAACCCCACAACTTCTGGCCCCGGTCAAGACCCAAGCACAGCCAACAACGAAGGCGTTGTGTACACAATCTGGGTTCCTACTACCATCTCTACAAGCGCATTGAAGATTGGCACTAACGGCACTGACAAGTACGTTGGTTCTTTGATTTCTGTTGACACAGACACTGCTGGCGCAGTTGTTGGCTTTACCGCCGGCGCTTCTAACGACTTCATTAACTTGAACGGCACAACCACTGGCGGTGTAGCTGGCACATGTATTCAGATTGTTGCTATCGCAGCTAACAAGTACATGGTTAGTGGCCAATTGCTTGGCTCTGGTGTTGTTGCTACACCTTTCGCAGATTCCTAATCAACCCAAGGGGCTTTTAGCCCCGTTTTTAAAGGAGATTGATTATGACGATGCAATATGATGTAAAAGCTGCGTATACCGAAACGGATGCGGCAATGGTTGCGTATCCTGCCCGTATCAAAGGCGCTTATGTGTCTGTGACTACTGGCGGTGCAAATCCTGTTATTTTTTATGATAACGCTTCTGCCGCTTCCGGCCCAGTTTTACTTAAAGTTGGTGTAACTGCCGCAGGCGCACATACGGTTGTGATTCCCGGCGAAGGCATCCGCGCAGTCAACGGTATCTTTTGTGACACAGGCAGTGCTGCTGCCGTGACGGTGTTCTATGGCTAAGTCACCAGCATGGCAACGCAAAGAGGGGAAGTCCGAGAAGGGCGGCTTGAACGCCAAGGGACGGGCTTCCTACAACAAGGCGAACCCCGGCAAGCCGGGCTTGAAGCGTCCTCAACCAGAGGGCGGCAAACGCCGCGACTCTTTCTGCGCCCGTATGGAAGGCATGAAGAAAAAGCTGACCGGAGAGAAGGCCAAGAAAGACCCGAACTCCCGCATAAACAAGAGCCTTCGGGCTTGGAATTGCTGATATGACTCAACACGACACAGCTAAAGCAGTTGCCGATGGCGCAGCAGTATTAACAACTGTTGGCGTTATGGCTACTTGGCTTCCACCTTTAGCTTCCTTGTTCACGATCATTTACCTCGGTCTTCGTATCTGGGAGTCTGATACTGTTCGTGAAATAACTAACCGTAAGAAGGCTGCAAATGCCATCGACGAGTAAAAAACAACACAACTTTATGGCGGCAATTGCGAATAACCCCGCGTTTGCCAAGAAGGTTGGAGTACCGCAAAGCGTTGGGAAAGACTTTACCGACGCTGACAAAGGTAAGAAGTTTCGCTCCGGCGGCGTAAGCCGTGCGGATATTCAGAAGGTGAACAAGCCTAAAACCGATCACGGGAAAATGGCTTTTTTTAAAGAAGGTGGAAATATCATGGCTAAAAGTTCAGGCAACGGCATCACTACTGCCAAAATGGGTTCAGTGCGCACAGCGGCTCCTAGCCGTGACGGTATGGCTACTAAGGGCAAAACCAAGGGCACTATGATTTCCATGAAGGGTAGCACTCCTTTAGGCATGAAAAAGGGTGGCATGGCCAAAGGCATGAAGTACGGCGGCAAAGCCTGTTAAATCATGATGGCGAGTCGCGGGATGGGGGATATTTCCCCCTCTAAAATGCCCACGGGCAAGCGTAAGGCTCGCCGTGATGACACCGACTTCACCCAATACAAAGAGGGTGGGAAGGTGAATGCCGCTGGCAATTACACAAAGCCTAGTCTGCGCAAGCGAATTGTGTCGCAGGTAAAAGCCGCAGCTACGCAAGGTACGGGTGCAGGTCAGTGGTCGGCTCGTAAAGCTCAGCTTGTTGCCAAGAAGTACAAGGCGGCAGGCGGGGGTTACCGAGATTGAAAGCGCCTCAGAAATCCCTGAAAGACTGGGGCGACCAGAAATGGAGAACCAAAAGTGGTAAAAAATCTTCTGACACGGGCGAGCGATACCTTCCTAGTGCTGCGATTAAAAGTCTCAGCCCTGCTGAGTACGCTGCAACAACGCTGGCGAAACGTAAGGGCAAAAAGGCCGGGAAACAATTCGTAGCGCAACCTAAGACTATTGCAAAGAAAACTGCGGGGTTTAGATAATGGCTGAAAACTGGATTAAAGACGCAATCAAGAAGCCCGGAGCTTTGCGCTCTGCGCTTGGTGCTAAAAAGGGCGAGCCTATTCCAGCTAAGAAGCTGGCCGCAGCCGCCAAGAAGCCCGGTAAGATGGGTCAGCGTGCACGATTGGCGCAGACACTTAAAGGTATGAAATGACTACTTCAGGACTCACCTCGTTTAACCTTGACCTCAATGATATGGTCGAGGAGGCGTTTGAACGGGCGGGTTCTGAGCTTCGCACGGGTTACGACCTGCGCACGGCTAGGCGGTCACTTAACTTGCTCTTTGCGGACTGGGCAAATCGTGGCGTGAACATGTGGACGTTTGAGCAAAACACCATCACGCTGGCCACAGGACAACCCACTTACGCACTTCCTGACGACACAGTTGACTTGCTTGACCATGTCATCAGAACAAACGCCAACGTAGCCAATAATCAGGCCGACCTGACGATTACGCGGATCAGCATGCCCACGTATGCCACCATCCCAAATAAATTGATCCAAGCGCGTCCTATCCAAGTTTGGGTACAGCGTTTGACAGGTAACTCCAGCGTTTTGCCGGGAACTGTGCAGGCAACGACTTCTGCCACAGCAACAACCATTCCAATTACGTCGTTGGTAAATGTGCCAACAGCAGGATTCATTACAATTGGTACAGAGTTGATTGCCTACAACGAGACAACCCCAGCAGACGGCGCTACACCCGCATACTTGCTGAACTGCTGCCGTGCCCAAGACGGGACTACTGCGGCAACTCTTACTGCTGGCGCGGCCATTAGCTTGGTTCAAAAGAACAGCATCACTGTGTGGCCAACCCCCAATGCGGGAACTACGTACCAGTTTGTCTACTGGCGCATGCGCCGTATTCAAGACGCTGGTGGTGGTACTAAGACTATGGATGTTCCGTTTCGCTTTGTGCCCTGCTTGGCCGCAGGTCTGGCTTACTACATTGCGCTCAAAGTCCCAGAGGGACTTCAGCGTTTGGACGTACTGAAACAACAATATGACGAGGCTTGGGATCGCGCCGCAGGCGAAGACCAAGAGAAAGCAGCCGTGAGGTTTGTGCCCCGTCAGATGTACATCGGAAGCGGAACCTAAATGGGCAATCGGTTTTCGTCCGGCAAGAACGCCATTGCGGAATGTGACCGCTGTGGGTTTCGGTTTAAGCTGCACGAATTACGTAAAGAAATTATCAAGACTAAGAACTACAATCTCTTGGTCTGCAAGACATGTTGGGATCCCGATCAACCGCAGTTGCAGTTGGGAATGTATCCGGTGGATGACCCACAGGGGGTGCGCGATCCGCGTCCCGACTTGAGCTACTACCAGTCTGGTAACACAGGCTTGCAGATTGTTTTGACTAACAGTTCTGCGCAAAATGCGGCGGGGTTGCCGTCTGAAGGTAGTAGGGTCTATCAGTGGGGCTGGAACCCTGTTGGTGGGTCGAGTAATTTTGATGAAGTTTTGACGCCAAATTACTTGGTTTTGAACGTAGAAGTTGGTACAGTAACAGTTGCAACGACATAAGGAGTCGAACATGGACAAGAAAGATTTAGCCCAAGACAAAAAGACCGCAGCCAAGGCTGTGCACAAGCACGAAAAAGCTATGCACCCCGGCAAGCCCATGACAAAAATGAAGGCTGGTGGCAAGACTAACAGTGATATGCTCAAGTATGGCCGCAACATGGCTAAGATCATGAACCAGCGCTCTGTTGGTCGTGGAGGTTAATCATGGCTACATACAAGCAACCCATAAAGAAGCCCACTGTTGTAGTGGGCGAGATGCCGGTCAAGGAAGCGTTAAAGGCAAACATGGGTGTTGCCAACGAGCGTAGCAACCCTTACCCCGGCACTAAAACGTCAGGCATCAAGATTCGCGGCACAGGCGCTGCAACTAAAGGTGTGATGGCAAGAGGCCCAATGGCATGAATTACGCCGCACTCAGCGCTAACATTCAGGCGTACACGGAGAATACCGAAGCGAACTTTATCGCTGAGATACCCGTGTTCGTTCAACAGGCTGAGCAGCGTATTTACAACAACGTACAGTTCCCGTCTATTCGTAAGAATGTGACGGGGATTACTACACTCAATAACAAGTATTTGGCTTGCCCCAATGACTTTTTAGCGGTGTATTCTTTGGCAGTCATCGACGCTACAGGCTCATACGAGTACTTGCTAAACAAAGACGTTAACTTTATTCGTCAGGCGTACCCACAGCCAACGGATACGGCGATCCCAAGGTACTATGCGCTATTTGGCCCACAGTCCACCAACGCCGCTGAGTTGTCTTTTATCCTTGGCCCGACACCTGATGCCAACTACACTGTTGAGTTGCACTATTACTACTACCCTGAGTCTATTGTGACTGCGGGTACAACGTGGCTTGGCGACAACTTTGACTCTGTGCTGTTGTACGGCTCGTTGGTTGAGGCTTACACGTACATGAAGGGTGAAACCGACATGATGCAGCTTTACAACCAGAAGTACATGGAAGCAATGGCGCTGGCAAAACGTTTGGGCGATGGTATGGAGCGTCAAGACGCTTATCGCTCTGGTCAGTTCCGTCAGAAAGTAACCTGATATGTCATTGACCCAAGGCGCGACCAATACGTTTAAGACTGGACTGGCCAATGGCTCGTTCAGTTTTAGCAATACGGGCGACACGTCCTATAAGATAGCGCTGTACACAGGCGCGGCTAATCTTGGCCCTGACACCACGGCGTATACAACTTCTGGTGAGGCGTCTGGTGGGAGCTATGCGGCTGGCGGTTCAACCCTGACAATCACCCAAGTTCCAACGCTAGGTAACCAGACAGGCTCAACGGCTGCGGCTTATTGGTCGTTTGCCAACGTGACTTGGACAGGCGCGATCACTGCCCGTGGTGCTTTGATTTACAAAGACTTAGGTGGCGGCAACACCGCTTCTATTTGTGTCTTGGACTTTGGTTCAGATAAAACGTCTGCCAACTCGTTTGTTGTGCAGTTCCCCACATCTACGTACAGTACCGCGATTCTTCGCATTGCATAAGGAGCCTCCCATGAGCTTGGACAAAATGACCGCTACCGATCAAGTAGCCGCAGTTACCAAATACAACACTACGCCAGCAGAACAGATGGCTATCGAGGGTTACTACCATGCTGTTTGCTACAGCGCGGATGGCTTTATCAAGTGGGACGAGCCTATTCAAAACTTGGTAACGACTGTTGGTAAGAATTTGACCTTGGATACCATCCTCGGTAACTCAGCCGCTGGCGCAGTCGTAATGGGTTTAAAGGGTGTGGGTACTGCGCTTGTAACTGATACGCAGGCAAGTCACGGTACATGGTTGGAAGTGGGCGGAACTAACGCCCCTGCGTATTCTGGCAATCGTCCTACACCATCATTTAGCGCCGCTGCCGCATCTAGCAAGGCTACATCTTCTGCCGTGTCATTCTCTATGACCAGCACAGGTACGGTGGCAGGCTGCTTTATCAACATTGGCGGTAGCGCAACTAAAGATTCAACCACTGGCACATTGTTCTCTGCTGGTGATTTCTCTAGTTCTAAGTCGGTTGTTAACGGCGACACAATTGCAGTTACATACACATTAACACTGACTTGATATGGCGTTAGCTTGGGGTGACGGCACATGGGGTGAGAACGCATGGGGCGGGGGAGAAACTTTCCCTGTCAGCGTTACAGAAACCGCCCTAATTGCTGACTCTCCTGCGGCTGGGTTGTTGATTGAAGTAAGTATTACGGAGTCTCTGACTGGCGGGACGGCTTGGGGTCAAGATACTTGGGGTTCTGGTTCGTGGAGTGGCACATCAGGCATTCAGGATATTCAGACTGTAGCTTTGACAATGAATGTGGCAGTAGATGAATCTGCCGCCATAGCTGAAGTTCAGTCTGTTGTTGCTGGTTTTGCAGGGTCTGTCACTGAGACAATGGCTATTGCTGATGCAAATACGGCAATAACCAGCTACAACGCTAGTGTGACGGATAGTCAAGCAATTACGGATGTAAATGCCGCGCAGACAAGTTACAACGAGAGCGTGTCGGATTCGTTAGGGATTGTAAGTGTAGAGGCAGCGGTTGCTACATTCTTGGGTAATATATCGGAGTCGATTGCAATAGCAGAAGCACAGGTGGCTGTGCTGATTATGACCATTACAGAGTCGATGGGTATTGCAGAGGCAACAACTGTAGGAACGTATTACCAAGAATTTTTAACTGAGTCTGCGGCGATCACGGATATAAATGGTGGTGGGGCAACTTACCAAGTTAGCCGGACGGAAACGATGGCAATAACAGAAACAAATGGTGGGCGATTCTTGTGGGAAATTATTGATGACACGCAAGGCGTTACATGGCAGAATATCAGCAATCCACAAACACCGGGCTGGACTGCTATAAATAATACAGAATCGCCCGGTTGGACACAAATTTCTACTCAGTAGGAGCAATAGATGGCAAATACCTCGCTAATTGGCTTGACGCTACCGACCACAGGTACTTTATCTGGTACTTGGGGCGACACAGTCAATAACGCCATTTCTCAAATCGTTGACGTTGCCGTTGCTGGTACGCAAACAATTTCAACAGACGCAGACATTACATTAACCCTTACAACTGGCACTGCTGCAAGTACAGGTCTGACAGCTAATAGCTCCCAGTATGCAGTTCTCCTGTGGACAGCGGGCGGCACGGCTACCCGCACCATTACGGTTCCAGCCCAGTCTAAGACTTACGTTGTTATTAACAAAACGTCTAGCACTCAGTCAATCACTGTTAAAGCGGCAACCGGTACAGGTGTTACTGTAGCGGCAGGGACTCGGGCGATCATTGCTTGGGATGGCGTTAACTTTGTTAATGTAGGCGGTGGTTCTGCTGGTGGTTCTACCACTCAGGTTCAGTACAACAGTGGTGGCTCATTTGCTGGCTCTGCTAACCTGACCTTTGACGGCACAACGCTGACAGCTAATGACATCATTGATTCTTCACTGACAGCCAGCAAGCCTGTATTTACCAACGGCAGTAAGAACTTGGTGTCCACTGGAACTCTGGGGGTTGACCAAGGCGGTACGGGTCTAACCACTTTGACTGCTAACAACGTCATTCTGGGTAACGGCGCTTCAAATCCAACCTTTGTAGCTCCCGGCTCAAACGGTAATGTTTTGGTGTCTAACGGCACTACGTGGACATCCGCCGCACCTGCGGCTTCTGGTGTATCTCAAGCGAGAGCAACGGCTATCGCAATGGTCTTTGGCTTTTAAGGAACTATCATGGCAAATCCAAATCTTTTCGCCGCGACCACAGCGTCAGGCACAACTACATACCTCACACCCGGCGGCACATCTGCGGTTGTTCTTGTTCCTAATGCAGCATCTAGCGGTCAGGTTTTCAAGATCAATCAGATCGTTGCGGCTAACGTAAACGGCTCTGCGGCTGTAGATTGCACAGTGTCTATCTATACCAATGGCGCTGTAGCTCAAGGCTCTGCTCCTGCGGGCGGTACGGCTTACCCAATCGTGTCTACAGTGTCTGTCCCTGCTGATGCTTCATTGATCGTTGTTGACAAAACCACCGCTGTATATTTGATGGAAGGCACTTCAATTGCTGTTACATCCGGTACAGCCAGCGGTATTACATACAGCATCAGTTATGAAGTCATAAGCTGACCGGGGGCGACAGATGTCCCAACGCTACCAAGCTGCTATTCTTTCGGCCTCTTTTAACGGGCTGAAAGCACCTGATGCACCGACTATTGGCACGGCTACTGCGGGTGCTGGGTCTGCGTCTGTGGCATTTACTGCCCCTGCTAACGTTGGTGGTGGGGCGATTACGGGCTATACAGTTATTTCGTCCCCCGGCAGCATCATTGGCACAGGCGCATCTTCCCCCGTTACAGTCAGCGGCCTGACAAACGGCACAGCCTATACATTTACTGTAGTGGCAACAAATGCCTACGGCACAGGCCCTGCAAGCGCGGCAAGCAACAGCGTTACGCCAGCGGTGAATTACATTGAAGATGTGTTTTCTACATATCTTTACACAGGCACGGGCGCAAACCAATCTATTGTCAATGGGGTTGATTTATCTGGTAAAGGTGGTTTAGTTTGGATTAAAGACCGAGCTGCGTCTAATCATTTACTGATGACTACCGATGGTGGTCCTACAAATAGATTGCGTTCTAATGGACAACCTAGTTATGTAACATCAACTGCTGGAAGAGATCTTTCATCATTTAACTCCAATGGTTTTTCTCTTGGCATAGATGAACAATCAAGTATAAATACATTAGCATCAAAGTATGCTTCTTGGAGTTTTAGAAAACAGCCTAAGTTTTTTGATGTTGTAACTTGGACAGGAAATGGAACTAATCGCACTATTCCTCATAATTTAGGCTCAGTCCCTGGTTGCATTATTATTGGTACTACATCAGCAATAGGCGCAGATTGGTCTGTTTATCATAGTGGTTTAGCAAATACAGAATATCTTACTTTAAATAGCACAGTTGCAAAAGGAACTGACGCTACATATTGGAATAGTACAACTGCAACATCATCTGTTTTTAGTTTGGGAACTAGCTTTCAAGTCAACTACAACACAGGCACATATATAGCTTATGTATTTGCAAGTAACGCAGGTGGCTTTGGATTAACTGGTACAGACAATGTGATTTCGTGTGGGTCGTTTACTACTGATGGCTCTGCTAACGCTACTGTCAATCTTGGTTACGAACCACAATGGGTAATGATTAAAAGTTCATCTAATACTGGGAATTGGTTTGTAATTGATAATATGCGTAATTTTTCGCGAACAGTTACAGCATCTTTGTCGCCAAATTTAAGCAATGCTGAGTCAGCCGGTTTTGGAGATGCTACTTATTCTTTTTTCCCAACTGCGACAGGATTTCAGTCAGTACAAGATTTAGCGGCAAGCCAAACCTACATCTACATAGCCATTCGTAGAGGCCCGATGAAAGTGCCTACGAGTGGGACTAGTGTGTTTAATGCCACAGCAAATGCGGGCACTGGTTCAACAAAATTTATTACAACCAACTTTCCTGTTGATTTGACTATTCAAAGCAATAGAAACGATGTGATAAGCCATTTTACAGACCGCTTGCGTGGTGGAGGTGCAAACGCATCTCCTCGCATCTATTCACAATTCACCGATGCCGAAACCAACGCTTCTGCCGGTCGAGGTATTAACTTTGATAGCAATACAGGAGTAACAAACTTACTTACCTATAACAATGGCGTTGGCGACAACTTCATTTATTACGCAATGGCACGTGCCCCTAGCTTCTTTGATGAAGTTTGTTATACAGGGACGGGAAGTGCTACTACTGTTACGCATAACTTGGCGGCTGTACCAGAACTGATAATTTGTAAACAAAGAAATTCAGCAAACTCATGGTATGTTTATGCATCACCACTTGGCGCAAGTAAAGGCATAGCATTAAATGGCGCTTTTGCTGCTTTTACAACAACGGGAATGTTTTCCCTTTGGAATGACACAGACCCAACATCTTCTGTGTTTTCATTGGGTCAAAATTCATCGGTAAATGCGTCTGCGGCAACCTATGTCGCCTACCTTTTTGCAACCTGCGCTGGTGTTTCCAAAGTAGGCTCATATACAGGAACAGGAGCCTTACAGACCATTAACTGCGCGTTCACAACAGGTGCTCGGTTTGTTTTAATTAAACGCACAGACAGCACAGGCGACTGGTATGTTTGGGATTCAGCCCGTGGTATCACATCAGGTAACGACCCGTACTTGTTACTGAACAGTACAGCCGCTGAAGTTACCGGAACGAACTACGTTGATTCAACAGCCGCAGGCTTCCAAGTGACAGCCGCCGCGCCAGCAGGTTTAAACGCCGCTGGTGGAACATACATTTTCTTAGCGATTGCTTGAGGACGAACAATGCCTAATTATTCCGGTATTTGGACATCAAGACAGCAGATGCAAGCTATTGCGGCTGGGACTTGGACGGGGCTTCCTGTTCTTGTTCAATATCTTGTTATTGCTGGTGGCGGCGGTGGCGGTTACGATAGGGCTGGTGGTGGTGGCGGTGGTGGCTATTTAACCGCATCTAGTTTTCCTGTTTCTCCCGGTTCTGCTGTTACTGTTACTGTTGGCGCAGGGGGAGCAGGGTCAGGAACCATTGCAGTGCAAGGCAGTAATGGTGCAAATTCTGTCTTTTCCTCAATTACGGCTACCGGTGGCGGTGGTGGTGGCAGTAATGATTTGCCAAATGGTGCGGCAGGGGGTTCGGGAGGCGGCGCAAGAAATACTGGCGGGGCTACTGGTGGTACTGGCGTTTCTGGTCAAGGTTTTGACGGTGGTAACAATACGACAAATGATGGAAACACAGCGGCTGGCGGTGGCGGTGCTGGGGGTGTTGGACAAAATGGTAATCCACAAGGCGCTAATCGTGGAAATGGTGGCGTAGGACTGTCTTCAAGCATTACCGGAACTTCTGTAGGTCGTGCTGGCGGTGGCGGTGGTGGCTGTAACCCATCTCAAACCCCCGGCTCTGCTACAGACGGTGGTGGACGAGGCGCAAGCCCAACAGTTACAAATCTTCCCGGCACAGCAAACACTGGTGGTGGCGGAGGTGGAAGTGATGGCAACGGCACTTATATTGGAGCGTCTGGCGGTTCTGGCGTGGTTATTATTAGCGCACCTCAAGCAGCGGCATCTACAACAGGCTCACCAACAGTAACAACCAGCGGTGGCAATACCATCTACCAATTCAACTCTTCTGGTTCAATAACATTCTAAAACCATGTCACATTTTGCAAAAGTAGAAAACGGCATCGTCACACAAGTTATTGTGGCTGAACAGGATGTCATTGACTCTGGCTTGTTTGGTACAGGCTGGGTTCAGACTTCGTATAACACCCGTGGCGGTCAGCACCCAGAAGGCCGTCCATTGCGTAAAAACTACGCAGGTGTTGGCTACACATACGACTCAGGCCGTGATGCTTTTATCCCACCAAAGCCATACGCATCTTGGACGCTGAATGAAACAACGTGCTTGTGGGATGCTCCTACACCAATGCCCACTGACGATAAGCGTTACACATGGGACGAACCAACAACATCTTGGATTGAGGTAACGAATGTCTAAACAATTTCCGGGCGGTATTATCAGCAAGACCGCACCTGTACCATCAGGCTCATATCAAAACAGCGCCGCATCTGGTGTGTGGACGCTTGAGCAACAGGCTTACTGGCAGAAGCTGGGTCAATGGCCCACGGCTGGTAATACTCAGAATTTTATTGAGGATGTGTTTTCAACGTACCTGTATACGGGTACTAACCCACCAACCGCAACGCAGACAATTGTCAACGGAATTGATTTAGCGGGTAAAGGTGGTTTGGTTTGGATTAAACCTAGAAATGCCGCTGAAGCGCATATTCTTTCCAATACTGCTACAGGCGTAAATAATTTTTTACAATCTCAAAGTAGTTCTGAAAATTCTGTTGGTACTAATTGGCTTACTGCGTTTAACTCAAACGGATTTACAGTAGGTAATAACATAAACGGTGCAATTTGGAACCTTGTCTCATGGACATTCCGCAAACAGGCCAAGTTTTTTGATATTGTGACTTATACGGGGAATGGAACTGCGGGAAGAACTATTGCACATAATTTAGGCTCAGTACCCGGTTGCATTATTGTCAAACAACTTGCTGGCGGTTCAACAGGCGGTGTAAATAATTGGTTTGTTTATCATCGTTCACTTGGCGGTACTAAATACTTAGGGCTTGACTCTACAATTGCTGCTGTTACAAGTTCGTCACCTTGGAATAATACAGACCCCACAAGTACAGTTTTTACTATTGGCGGTACTTCTGACTGCAATGATTCTGGCGGCACATACATAGCCTACCTATTTGCCCACAACGCTGGAGGCTTTGGTCTGACTGGTACAGACAATGTGATTTCGTGTGGGAGTTATACGGGAGATGGCTCAAACGGGCAGTCTGTTTCTTTGGGGTACGAGCCTCAATGGTTGCTGATAAAGCGCACAGACACAACCGCAAACTGGATGCTTCAAGACAACATGCGTCCTTTCAGTGTCACCGCAACGGAATGGCTTAACCCCAATACAACCAACGCAGAATCCACAGGCGGCGTTGCTTATGTTTCTCCCACTGCAACAGGATTTACATTTACATCAGGTGGTGCTGCTGCTTATAACGCAAGTGGGGGAACCTACATCTACATAGCCATTCGCCGTGGCCCGATGGCAGTGCCAACTTTGGGTACGAGTGTGTTTAGTCCTGTAACTCGGGCTGGAAATGATGTTAATCCAACAGTTGTAACGACTCCTAATTTTGCTGTTGATATGCAAATTTCCACAGATAGAGGAAAAGTTGCTTCAGCATGGAATTGGGCTGTTGATAAATTAAGAGGGACTAGTGTTTATCTTCCAACAAATAGAACTGACTCAGAGTATTCAGATACAGACGCAGTAATTGCTTTTACAAATACAGGTTTTAATTTGGGAGCTAGTGGTAAAGTAAATGCATCTGGTGGTAATTACATTTACTGGAACTTTAGACGTGCGCCTAACTTCTTTGATGAGGTTTGCTATACAGGTAATGGCTCAACTCAAACAATTTCCCATAATTTGGGTGTTATGCCTGAGTTAATTATTGCCAAAAACCGTGGACAAGCTGGCAACAACTGGCCTGTATTGTTTAATTTTGCATCCACGACAATGAATTATGGGTTTTTGAATTTGACCAATTCATGCCCGAACGATACATATGCAAATGTTGGTGTGTTTTCTGCGTTACCAACTGCAACAAGTATGTTTTTGGTCAACTCAAGTTCAATGAACGCAAGTGGATATGGAATTGTCGCCTATCTCTTTGCAACTTGCCCCGGTGTTTCAAAAGTAGGAAGCTACACAGGCACGGGAGCCGCCCAAACAGTTAACTGCGGATTTACAACAGGGGCAAGGTTTGTGCTAATTAAACGCACTGACTCAACAGGCGACTGGTATGTCTGGGATAGCGCACGGGGCATTATTCCAGCTAACGACCCCTATCTCTTGCTCAACAGTACAGCCGCTGAAGTCACGGGCACTGACTACGTTGACACCACATCAGTAGGTTTTGACATAACCTCAACCGCACCATCCGCGATTAACGCCAACGGTGGCACATTCATCTTTCTTGCAATAGCTTAAAAGGAGCACATCATGCAAATTCGTGTAAGAAACACAGGCGCGGTCATTTTTGACCATGAGTTCCGCCAACTCCACCAAGGCTTGGGTTTTCCCAAAGATATGACTGAAGCAGTCATCAACGAGTGGGGTGGAGACATTGTCTTTGAAGGCCCACAAGCTTCAGGCGGCACAGTCTATCAATACTCAATGCGCGATGGCGTAAGGGAAATTGAAGGCAAGTGGTACACCAACTACATCCTCGGCCCAGTGTTCACAGACACGCCAGCCACAGACTTACAGCCTGCCAAAACAGCCGCTGAGAACGAAGCCGCTTATCAGGCAATGAAGGACGCAGAACAAGCCGCATCTGTACGTGCATCCCGCACCCAAATGCTTAAAGACTGCGACTGGACACAGATTGCCGACAGCACTGCTGATAAAGCTGCATGGGCTACATACCGTCAAGCTCTGCGTGACATTACTTCAGCAAGCGGTTTCCCTTGGACAATGACTTGGCCTGAGTCACCCTAATGATCTATGCGCTGGCTCCTTCTGTTGTTACTGTTGGGGCTAGCGGGGGCCGTAGCCAAGAATGGCTGTCATGTGCGCGAGT